AAGTTTTGCATCTTCAAGTAGAAACTTTTTCTATATGTCATTTAATAATTTGTATCGTAAATTTAATGATTACGATGAATTAGGCAGTTTAGGTAAAGGTATAACATACAAACTAAATAATATAGAAAAGCCAGCGACAATTAATGGAACTTTCACTGTGAAGTCTGGGATTGAAGTTACGTCAAGTAATTACCAAATAGCTTCAGGATTGTCTGTAAGTCCAGATACAAATGTACCTGGTAATAGTATACAAATACCTCATAATGATAAATTCGATAGATTTGGTAGATGTGATGATTGGACTATTTCATTATGGCATAAATCTGACTCTTATAATCCCTTAATAGAAACTATTTTTTCTAAATGGGGTGTGACAATGGAAGCATATTTAGATAAAGTAGATGGCAAACGAAAAATAAGAAAAGTTGAAACTCCAGGACTTAATGGTACGGATGATGCATATAATACCGCGGCAGAGTTTGAAGCAAGTAAAATTCGTACTCCAATGCACTTAGTTTATTCTGGTAGTGCAGATAAAGTAGAATATAAATTTTTCGCATGTGACGGTACTAATGCAGTTGGTGTTACAACAGGAGAATTAAATATACATCATTCATCGTTTAAACATATATGTATTAGAAATTCTGCATCAAAACTAGAAATATTTGTTAATGGTGTGACAGGGTCTGGAGGAACTCATGGAGTATTGCCTGATTTTACAACTAATGCAGCAGATTTAATATTTGGTAATACAACATCTAAAAAAACTGATGGTAGAATATGGTCCATGGCGGAAGTAAGAATGTATGATTATGCAGTTGAAGATATTAGTATTACATCATTAGCTAACAATCATTATTTATCTGCATCATGTTATCAAACAAATGTAGCAGGTAATGTTTTTTATAAAAATGGTCAAGTAATTGCTTCATCACCAATGCCAAAATATAATTCTGGTTCAGGTATATTTGGTAATACTTGGAATGTTACGTACCGTGGTACTCATACAATTTATGAAAATGAATGTTTAGTACGTGTAGGAAAAGATCAATTCAATGTTACAATGAATCCTACATCTACATATCGACCTATAACAGACGGCGAACCGTGTGATGCAACTCAAGCAACATTACCGCCCGGCGAATTACGAAAAACGTTGTTTGTATCCGGAACATTAAAACCTTATATAACAACTATTGGATTATATAATGATGAATCTGTTATGGTTGCATCTGCAAAATTAGCACAACCTATACAAAAGAATCCAGATATTGATATGAACTTTATCGTACGATGGGATTACTAGTATGGGTTTATACAAAGGTAAATGGCAAATAAAAAAATATTCGGATGTAGTAGCAGACGAAAAAATAGATCGATTACAACCAGCAACACATAAAAATCAAAAATATTTCAAACTTGAAAACTTAAGTGGATCATTAGGTAAACGTGATTCAAATAATAGGACATGGCGTCCATATAAAACAAGTGTATCACGTTCTATATTTACTGGCCTACAAAAATTAAGATCGGGTTCAATTGCTAGAGATACAACGGTAGGTCCTGGAGAAATTGTTGAACATAAAATTTCTAATCCAGGACCTTTTCGCTCTAGAATAATTATAATAGATGAGTATGATATCAAGCCAGCAACAGCATCTCTAGTTGGCATTCCTGCTTCTAGTAGTGGTACTATTGCTAGAGGAAGTTATATAACCGCATCGAATACTAGCACAGGATCTATATCGGCAGCTAGTTGGAGCTTCTTTCCAACCGCAGATATATCTAGAAGTGATGGGACACCGATAGGACGTTATGGATTATTTAGATCTAATCCTTTTAAGTTTTTAGTAAGAACTGGATCTGATATATACGAAGATATTATTATAGGCACAGGTCCATCGATCGGTGGTAGTGATGCACAACAAGTAGTATACATCAAAGTTGAGGGAGATTACTTAGATTCAGTAACTTATGATAGTATACCACATGCTTGGACGTTTAGTTAATATTTATATAAAAGAGGAATAAGTTATGGCATGGAGATCAAAATCCAAATTGCGTGCAAATGCAATTAAACATGGTTATAGAAGTGGCTTTGAACATAAAGTATCAGACCAATTAAAAGAAAATAAAATTAAGTTTGAATATGAAACTACAGTTATAGATTATATTAAACCACAAACTAATCATACATATACAATTGATTTCACATTACCAAATGGTATATTAGTTGAAACAAAAGGTAGATGGGTTCTTGAAGATCGAAAGAAACATTTACTTATTAAAAAACAGCATCCAGAATTAGATATCAGAATGGTATTTCAATCTTCAAAGACAAAGATAAGGAAAGGGTCAAAAACTACTTATGCAATGTTTTGTGATAAACATAATATTCCATGGGCAGAAAAGACCATACCAGAAAGTTGGTTACGTGAGAAAAAAAGCTCGTCAAAAGGTTGATCTTACGAGATCTTTTTAATATATTCATATTAATAACTTTTTATTAAATTTATTTGATAAAAACATTATTATTGAAAGTATTGAAATGATAATGAAAATAAGTATAATTAATTAATTCGCAAATGAGCAAATTCTCTATCATAACTCTTCTTGAATCTGTAATGGGAAGAGGGAAGATAAATTCTAATGACAATATCGCTTTCCATTGTCCATTCTGTCATCATAATAAAAAGAAAATGGAAGTCAATATTGTTACTCAATATTGGCATTGTTGGGTATGTAATGCAGCCGGTAGAAAGTTGGCGGTATTATTTCGTAAACTAAATGTACAACGAGAAAAAATAGCTAAGCTAATTACCTTGTTAGATGATGTTGAATATAAGCCTACAAAAACTACAACAGATACACCTGTATTACAATTACCAGAAGGATATAGACCATTATGGGTGTTACAAGAAATGAGTCCGGAATATAGGAATGCAGTTTATTATCTTAAGAAACGAAATATTAGTATACATGATATATTAAAATATAGAATTGGTTATTGTAGAAAAGGTCCATATAAAGGTAAAATTATTATACCAAGTTATGATGCAAATGGAAGTTTGAATTATTTTGTAGCACGTGCATATTATGAAGAAGATAAATTCAAACATAAAAATCCTCCTGCTTCAAAAGATATTGTAGGATTTGAATTACATATAAACTGGAATATGCCAATTATATTAGTCGAAGGAGCATTTGATGCGATTGCAATAAAGAGAAATTGTATCCCTCTATTTGGTAAAACAATATCTAATACATTGAAGAGACGAATCGTAGAAAAGGGAGTCAAAGACATTTATATATGTTTAGATTTAGATGCACGTAAACAGGCTCTAGAGACAGCTCAATATTTTATGGCAAATGGATTAAATGTTTATTTTGTAGATATAACAGGAAAAGATCCTAGTGATTTAGGATTCGAAAAAATAACAAATGTATTAAATAATACATGTATTATGAGTGAAACAGAATTAATGGAACAAAAGATATTATGCGCACTATAGATATAGGAATTGAAAAAATAGATAAGATATATCATATAGCTGATGTACATGTCAGGAATGTAAAACGACATAAAGAATATCAGTTAGTATTTAAGAGATTATATTCTTATATAAAGAAAACAAAAACAGATAATTCTGTAATTTACATCGCCGGAGATATTGTACACGCTAAAACAGACATGTCTCCAGAATTGGTAGCAGTAGTATCAGATTTCTTTCGAAAGTTATCAAATTTAGCACCTACATTAGTTATTACAGGTAATCATGATTGTAACTTAAATAATAGTTATAGACTAGATGCCCTTAGTCCTATTGTTAAAGCCTTGAATCATCAAAATCTACATTATCTTAAAGACAATGGTATATATTTGATATCCGGAGTACACTTTAACGTATTATCGGTGTTCGATAAACCAATAGATTATATAAAAGCTGATAGTTTTAAGGGAGACTATAAGATAGCATTACATCATGGTTCGGTTCATAACGCATCAACAGATGCAGGATTCACTTTAAGTAATACGCATGTTACTACAAAAATGTTTGAAGGACATGATTTGGTATTGTTAGGTGATATACATAAACCTCAATATTTGAATGATGAAAAGACGATTGCATATGCTGGCTCATTGATTCAACAAAATCATGGAGAAGCATTAGGCCATGGGATAATGGTATGGGATTTGGATA